TGATCAGAACGATTGAGTTATCGGCGGACACGAGCAAGGCGATTGCCGAGCATCCACATGCGGTCATTGCACTCGGCATTCAGAAGATGGCCGAGAACGCTCTGAAGGCATCCAAGCGCACGGATGCATTGCCGGAAGATGAGCGGCAAGGGTACTTCGACTTTTACAATCTGGCTGAGTTCAGGCGCGTATGCAGGATGATCCACTATTTCAATCCTGAAACCAGTCAATGGCAGTACATTCCATATGCGGAAAGCCTTGCGAAGCACCGGAACTTCAGGATCGAGAAGTTGCGAGAGAAAGTCGCTGATGACGAGGCTACGCTGAAGGCGGAAATTGAGGCAGACGGAGTACTGGCTAAAGAAGTGGCGAGTCAGGGCGACTTGCCAGCGTGGCAATTGATTGCCGGAAGGCCCGTGCCTCCGAAGACACGGGGACGACGCCGAACCGGGTAACCCCTCATGGAACAGGATGTCTCTGTTCTCCTCGACAAACTGGACGAACTGACCCGCGACCGCAACGCGGCCCGCGCCAGAGCGACCAAAGCGATCAACGAACGCGATGCCGCCGTCCGCGACCGTGAGCATATCGCCGAAGCGGCGAAGCAACTGGTTGCGCGCGTGCATTTCGACGACGGGCGCTGCAAGGCGTGCAGCAAGGGCATCTACTGGATCAAACACCGCGCGGGTCCGGTCACCGCATACGACGCCGACGGCGTGATGCACGTACAGCGATGCGCGGGATCGAGGCAATTCTCGCGGGGGCCGAAGCAGCAGCAGATGCTCTACGAGGGGACGACGTAAGGTGACCGCAACGATGAGAGCGTCGGTAACTCCGGAGTATGAGGTGCCGCCGCGGCAGCTGATCGCCGACGTCGAGGAACGGCGGCGCCTGTGGCGCTCGCTGATCCAGCGGGAAGTGCTGCGGCTCGCGCTCCGCGGCGATCGGGTGCGTCCGGAACTGCTCAGGTGGGCGGAAGGGCAGGAGTAGAGACGATGCTGATCAACGTTCGTTCAATTCTGGTGCTGGTCGCGGTGGCGTGCTTTGCGCTCGCCGCGGCGGGTGTGGCGTCGCGTGTGAACCTGATGGCGGCCGGGCTTGCGGTCTGGGCGCTGAGCACGATCGTTACGGTGTGAGGCAAATGGCTGAACCGGCAGCGGCAGTAATCCGCCATCACGCATTCGTCAAGGCCGACGCGCCGCGGCACGCTCAGCGCATCTGGCGCGAGATGGACGCTTTTGTCGAGGGCCACGCGCCGCGCTGGATCGGCCGCGCGGGAGCGATCCTCAACGGCGAGGGCAGGGCGGCATCGGAAGCATACGAGAAAGGCGGCGCGGGGGCTGCGATCGCCTCGGTCGATGATCAGGAGTGGCTGCGCTATCTGCGGTCGCTCTGGACGTCGACCGTGCCGGCGGCGGGTGCGATTGTCATTCCGTACCTGCCGTCGGACAAAGGGCTGAAGATCACCCCGGAAGAAGCGCTGCTGGCCGCGGCGACCGAATGGCTCCGCGCGAACGGACTGCGCGGCGCAATCCAGATCGCCAACACCTCGAGGCGCGAGATTGCGCAGCACATCGACGAGGGGATTGCGCTCAACGAATCGTCGCACGAGATCGCGATGCGGATACTCACATCGGTGCGGCTGCGCCGTCCGGCGCGCTCGGAAGCGATCGGGCATACCGAGGTCCATGCGGCGTCGAACTACGGGTCTTTGAGCGCCGCGCAGCAGACGCGGGCTCAGATGGCGAAGTTCTGGGTGCATATGGCGGACGACCGGGTTCGGGACGCGCACCTGGCCGCCGGCGGGCAGCGGCGGACGCTCGATGATGCGTTCCTCGTGGCCGGCGAGCGGCTGACCTTCCCCGGGGATACGTCGCTTGGCGCCGGGAGCGCAAATGTAGTGAATTGCCGGTGCCATCTGGCCTACGGGTCGGCAGAGCGCAGGCCGCCGCGGCGGCCGCAGCGCGTGGCTTGAATGTGAGTTAGTCGAGGTGCGGCATGAAGCCATCATTGCGGGAGATACAGATTGCTGACCTTATCAGTCAGGGCATGGTCAATAAAGAGATCGCTCACGCGCTCGGGATCAGCCCGAGCACTGTAATTGCGCATCGCGCGAATCTCTATCGCAAGATCGACGCGAGGTCGCAGGGGCAGATGGTACGGTTCATGATCCAAGGCGGGTATATAGGCGCCGCGGCGGCCCGACAGCCCGTGAGTTAGCGATGAAGAGGTGAATCGCAATGGAATACACGAAGTACTTCGACTTTGCCGTGAAGGAGATCGGCGACGGCGACCCGGCCGGGCAGTTCACCGGCTACGCCTCGACGTTCGGCAACCGCGACCTGCAGTCCGACATCGTCATGCCCGGCGCGTTTGCCCGAACGCTCAAATCATCGAAAGGGAAGGTGCCGATCCTCATGGGTCACCTGATGGCGCGGATCGTGGGGTTCGGCATCCACGCCGAGGAAGACGAGCACGGCCTGAAGGTCACCGGCGAGTTTACGCTCGACTCCGACGAAGGGCGCAACGCCTACGCCATGATGAAGCACGCCGCCAAGGTCGGACACAAGCCGGGATTGTCGATCGGCTACGGCATCGCGAAGGACGGCGCAGAGTACGACGAAGCGCGGGGCATCCGCCGGCTGACCGATGTCGATCTGTACGAGTACTCGATCGCCGCGGTGCCTGCAAACCCGCGGGCGCGGGTCGGCGCGGTCAAGGCGGCCGATTCATGGACGGCAAGGGATTTCGAGGAGTACCTGCGGGAAGCAGGGCTCTCAAGGGAAGCCGCGAAGCGCTTTGTGCTGCGCGGTTTCAGTGCTTTCGATCAGCGGGATGCTGACGGCGGCGATCACATAAGCGCGGATGCGGCGTTCAGCGCCGAACTGCGCGAACTGCGGGACTACATCACGCTGACAGGAGTGTAGAGACATGGGTGCTGCCGGAACGGCGTTGCTCTCAGAAGATGATCGCGAGCAGGTGAAGGGTATCCTGCTCGAATTCAAGGAACAGTACAAGAACGTTCGCGAGGAAGTCGCGAAGCTCGGTAAGGCGGATTCCGCCACGCTCGAAAAGGTCGATAAGCTCGATGCGGCAATGGCCGACATGCAGAGCAAATATCACGCCGCATCGAAGCGCGCGGACGAACTCGAAATCAAGCTGAACGAAAAGCCGCGCGAGCGGGTGCCGATGCAGTCGCTCGGCGACATCGTGATCTCCGACGCCGGGCTGCTGGCGCACATCAAGAGCGGCTCACGCAACGGCTACACGGTGTCGGTGCCGCGCGGCCTGTACGGCGCAAAGGACATCACCGGCGTGTCGCGTACAGTACCCGATGCGCTGCCGACGATCGCGCCGGGTCCGCGTCTGGCGGTCGGCGTCCGGTCGCTGGTTCCTCAGGGCTCGACCACGGCGGGCGCGATCTCGTATGTGGTCGAAACGTCGTTCACCAACAACGCCAACGTGGTCGCCGAGGGTACGGCAAAACCCAAGAGCGACAAGGTGTTTACGGGAGTGACTCAGCCGGTCGAGACGATCGCGCACTATTTTAAGGTGTCGCGTCAGTCGTACGAGGATCTGCCGGGGCTCGCCGCGATGATCGAAAGCAATGGCATCTACGGCGTGCAACTGAAGGAAGATCAGCAATTGCTTAACGGCACGGGTACGCCGCCGCAGTTGCGCGGCTTCATGACGGTAGCGGCGGCGGCGCCGGGCGCTGCGGGTGGAACTCTGGTCGATGCGGTGGGAGCGGCTATCTTTGATCTCGCGGCCAAGGGTTACATGGCGGACGGCACGGTGCTGAATCCGGCGGACTGGGGCGGCATTGCGATGCTGACGAACGCGCAGGGAAACTACCTGTTCGCCAATCCGCTCGCCTATAATCAGGCGCTGTCGCTGTGGGGTACGCGGATGGTTCTGTCGTCGCAGATGACCGCGGGGAACTTCCTCGTTGGCGCTTTCCGCGGCAACTCGCTCATCCTCGATCGCGAGGAAGTCAACGTTCGTGTCGCCGAGCAGAACGTGGACGATTTCGAACGGAACCTCCTGACAATTTTAGTGGAAGAGAGACTTGCGCTTCTGATTTTCACTGCAGCAGCATTTGAAAAAGGTACTACGCCTGCAGTGTTAAGTGCCGAGACGGAAAGCGCAGCGCGTCGGCGATAGGACGGATTGGGTTAAAGAGAAGAGGCCGGGGTCTTTCGTCCACGGCCTCTTCTGCCCGGAAAGCGGCCGACGTGCATTACTTTGTCGAGGTCGTCACCGAAGTATTTCAGACGGTTGTGAATCGTACCCTGACTAAACCCGAGTTCTCGATCCCACTTGGCGAGGGTTTGAGTCTTGCCGTTATACGTCAGGAAATGAGAGTTCCGACGATTGTTCAATTGCGTCTCAATATCCGCCCAGCGGCAATTGTCGGGCGAATAATTGCCCATGTTGTCGATGCGGTCAAGGGTCATGCCAGGAGGAGGATCGCCCATGTCGGCCAGAAAGTTGTCGAAGGTTCTCCATCGTTCACAAACGCTGATGCCTCTGCCGCCGTATCGCTCCCATGCTGTATTGCCCTGATCGCGGCAACGGCCCATCATGCTCATCCAACTGCGGTATGCGCGAGTTTTGGAGAGTCCGTGGGTAGAGAACCTATTGCGCGTGTCGTCGCTCCGAAGGCATCCGCAACTCCCGGTAGATCCATTGCGAAGCAAGGCGCTTCTTACCAGTACTTCGGCTCCGCAATCGCAACGGCATATCCATGCGGCGCTTCCAACAAACGGATTCTCGCTGGGGCGTGTGACAACTTGAAGCCTCCCAAAGCGACGGCCTTCTAAATCGATAAGCTGACCCATGAATGTATTGACGTGTGGTCGCGACATTGCGTTACTGAGGCTTCGGCGCGCCGGCGGTAATCGCTGCCTGCGCGGTGGAGTGCCGGGACCGGGCGTTGCAGGGGAGGTCTTGAGGCGCCCGGTCCCGGCAACTTTCAGGCTGTACTACGGAGGTCAAAATGAGTGATCGATTTGCGTTCAGACCGGGACTGGAGTCACCGCCGGAAAACGCTTTTGCCATTACGCCGTCGGATGCCGCGGATGTGGCGATGACGACGCGGGCGATCTGGGTGGGCGGCCCCGGCGACATCAAACTGACGACGAAGGGCGGCGATACGGTGACGTACAAGGCCGTACCGGCCGGGCGGCTGTCGATCCGCGCCGTTCGCGTCTGGAGCACCGGAACGACGGCAACCAACATGATCGGCGAGTACTGAACCGTGGCGGCTATCACATCCAACGCTGTAGCCGGAGACTGGAATGCCACGGCGTCATGGGCCGGCGGCGTTATTCCCGGCAACGGCGATACGGTCACGATTGCAAACGGCGCGGTTATCACGATTCCGGTCGGAGTGACCGTGACCGTGGGCGACAACCTTAACGTGGTCTTTGCCTCGGCGATTCCGGCAATCCAGGCGAATGGCACGACAGGAACCGGAAGGCTTATCGTCAACGGCAAACTGATCCTGAAGGGGCATGTCAAACAGGCCAACGCGACGTGGGTTGTCGGTCCCGGCGCGACGGTGAACGGCGGTGGAACATCGGGAATGAACTGGTCGTGGGCGATCAGCCTTGCGTCGAGTCAGGCGAACGCACTGCTCCAGATCAACGGCACCCAGGCGCAACCCGTCACCTTCGGCCTTGAGGCCAGCGCAGATCGCATGGGGACGCTTGGCATTCCCGGTTCCGATTTCCTTGATGGCGGTCGCGTACAGGCGACATGGTGCAACTTCAGCGGATGGGCGCCGAATGCCTCGACAACCGCAGCTTATTCGGGATACCCTGCTTCTGCTGTTTTTGACGGGTACTTCCGCGACTGCACCTGGACAAGCTGCGGGATCGTTCAGTTAAATCGCGTGGCGGGTAATGACTCGAAGATCGAGTTCCTCCGCTGCCGTATTGTCTCGCCCACTGCGAGCAATAACAGGGCGATGTTTTTCGGCGCGAATGCATGGACCTCGACCGGCATCGGCGCGTCGGGCGTCAGACGTATCGCGAACTGCGAGATCTTCGGCCAGGTGATCTTTTTCCTGACAGCGACAGTCCCCAACGACTTCACATTCACCGACAACATCTTCCGCACCATCGCTCCTGCGAATACCGCCTCGTGCATGTCGATTCCCACTCGTTGCGCTGCATGGGCGAGAAACGTAATCTACTCGGATCAGAACGGCAACGGCGGCGCTACGGTTGCGCAGGTGCCGTGCGGGCTGCTGACCGACTCTCTGTTTCTTCGCCGTTCAAACAACGCCTCGCCGGACGTGGACATGCTGCGGGTGCTGAATGCCTACACAGCGGACATCACCATCGACGGGGCTGTGATTGAGTATCAGGACTGCGGGACAACCCCGGCACTGCCGGATACCGGTGGCGACTTTTATATCGTCGGTGCTCAGCACGCAACGTTGTCAGTTGTTCACACCATCAAAAACACCATCTACCTGCCCAACGAAGACGGCGGCAGCAACGGCAGCAGCATGGTGATTACGCACGCTGCGACCGCCGACTGGTCCCGAACGCAACTGATCATTGAGCACTGTACGTGGCTGGGCAGGTATTCCACGGAGGGGCAGTTCAAGCTGGCGGAAGGATCAGTGGATATTACGGCTCCGGCGGCACTCGGCAAGTGCCGATCGAATCTGCTGTGGGCAAACGAGACGAAGCAGATGAAGCTGACCGGGAAGGCAATATCGGGCGGCACCAATCGTATCCCGAACGGAGCCTACGATTCCTGCAACTACAACGCCTTTCACAACAACCAGGCGGGCAACAACGTATACAGCAACATCCTGCCGGTCGAGTATCAGAACCCTGCACCTCCCGGTCCCAACGACATCGCAGCGAACCCGCAGTTTGTCGATCCGACCCGCGACTTCCTGTCCTGGGCGCAGTCGGTCGATGCGTCGATCACGACATGGGATGCGGCGATCACCGCCATGAGCCTGACGATTCGCCAGGTGACCGGCCACAACCCGTCGCTGACGGTCGCGGATTGTCTCACCTGGATCAGGGCCGGATTCGTTCCGCAGAACCCTGCGCTGAAAGGTACAGCGCATGATGGCGGCGATATAGGTGCGGTGCCTGTCGTCGTCGCTGCGCCGCCTTCGATCAGCATCAACCCAGTGAGCGGAACACAGGGTACGGCCTCGGCAGTGTCGATCACCGGGACGAACACGCACTTCTCCGGTGCGACGACAGTGGCGGTAAGCGGCTCGGGAGTGACCGTATCGGGCATCAGCGTTGCGAACGCCGCCAGTCTCAGTTGTACGTTCACCATCGCAGCGGGCGCGGCTACCGGCGACCGCACGGTGACCGTCACCACAGGTGCAGAGGTGGTTACGGCTGCGTTTACGGTATCAGCACCGGTGGTCGCGGGGACGGGCCGTCCGAGCAGCCGCATGGACATCGGGATCGGAGTCGGGGTATGAGCGAGCCGAAGCAGAAACCCGAGCGGACACCGGAGAACAAGGCGCTGGCGTACGAGAACAAGCAGGCGCCGGTGAAGAAGCCGCGGGGGCGGCCGAAAAAGAAACCGCAGGAGAAGGCGACGTGAGAATCCTCGCAGTCGAGCGGATGACAGCGCCGGCGGGTCTGCCTGTCACGGTGGACCAGTTCATCGATCACGCCCGGCTGAACGGGCTTACTGTCGATCGGCAGCCGGACCTGATCCAGCGCGAGCTGACCGCGGCCACGATGCGCGCTGAGCGGTATCTGCGGCGGTCGATCATGACGCAGACGCTGAAGGGCTACTGGGATACAGACCGGCTCTCCTGCGACACGACGATCGTGCTGCCGCGCGGGCGCGTGCAGAGCGTCACGACGGTGAGCGGCGCCTCAGGCTCGCCGGTGCTCGATCCGGCGGCGTACCAGGTCACGGGCGCCGTCATCACGATGCAGTCGGCGGCGTGGACGCCGATGTCGGTGATCTGGGTATCGGGGTACGGCGACAACCCTGAAGACGTGCCGGACAATGTGCGGGAGGGAATCCTCGAGTACGCGACGGTGCTGTACAGCGATCGACCTGGCCAGCGCGAGACGAGATTCGCGAGCAGTTCGGCGACGAAGCTGCCGCCCGGTATAGCGGACCTGTGGCGGGGTGAGCAGATCGAGATCGGCGGATGACGGTAAAGGACGAGATTCTCTCCAGACCGGTAGCGGTGCAAATCGTGATCAAGGCACATATCACGAAAGCATCGTTGGATGATGAGGCGCCGGACTATGAGCGTTACGGCGCGGACGCATTGGCGTGGTGGGATGCGATCGTCAGCGATTACCGCGCAAGTGATCCGGACGCGGGTGAAGCGGCGATTGCGGATCGCGTGATCGAACTACTTCGGAAACAGGATGTCTGGGGCCGAATCTTGCGGGAGGGGACTGTATGAGCGGATGGCGTGACAGTGCAATCTCGGCATCGACGGAAATCTCGGCGGCGACCGTATTGGAAGGAGCCGAGGCGCTCGGGTATCTCAAGTCGGCGCAGCAGCGGCTTGACAACGCGATTGAGGAGCTGGAGAACATCGTATCCGAGGATGGCGAGGAGCCGCCGTCCGATCCCGAGGATGATCCCGAGGAATGAACGGCAGGTAAAATTGCTTGGCATGAGAGCGATTAGCACAGAGGATTCCTACGCGGAGATGCGCGCGCCATTCAAGCGGTGGTGTTCTGAGCAAAGCATCCAATGGGCCGCCGCGCCGACTGAAAGCGTGATCCATTACCTCAATGAAGGGCAAAGACGAGGATTGGCGGCGAATACGCTGTTGAACCAATCCTACGCGATCGAAGCGGAGTATAAGGACATTGGGCGGAACCTACCTGACCAAAGACTTATCCGCGAATTCCGCGCTCGGCTAACAAAGGAGCGGCTAAAGCACAAGACAAGCCGCAAGCCGCTGCGCCGGGATAATCTTGAGCGGGCATTTGTTGATCCTCCGGTCACGCTCTGTGAGTTCAGGGATCGTGCATTTACTCTGTTTG